CTTTAGGTTTTCTAAATAAATCTTTAAAACCTTTTGCTGCGCTATCTTGTAGTGTATCAAATGCCCCAGTAAAATCTTTTCCATATAAGTCTTTTACATCATCTTGAAATTTATTAAATCCCTCAAACTCTGGGTAAGTCCTTCTAGATTCATCTTCTCTAGCTTGTTCAGCTTCTTGTAATGCTCTATCTACTTTTGATATTTCTTGGTCAGCTTGTCCACTCCGTATATAATCTCCTTGTTCTTCACTAACTACTTTTGGTGGTTCTGCTGGTGTAGTAGTAGTTGCCGCTGGAGGTGTAGATGAAAGCATATCATCAAAAGGAATAGTATTTACTGTAGGAGGCGCACCTATAGATGTAGCAGTTGGAACAACACCTGTAGGGTATGCATCAGGTCGCATAAAAGATGACCTTTGTTCTTCTGGTAAATAATAACCTATATTAGGTGCTACTACTTTAGGAGACCCTGCAAGTCCTGCATATGTAGGATAAACTGGAGTATACTGAGATACTTGAGGATAACCAGGTTGTGTTACAGGCGATTGAAGAGGAAAAGGTCTTGCAGGAGTGTATACTTCCATATTTTGAGGTCTCATTAAGAATTGTGATGAAGCAGCTTCTGCAGTAGCTGGTAAAGGAGTTATACCTTGTTGAGCTTTCATAATACCACCTTCACGAGTCTTTTTAGTTTTTCCTTCATCAATATATGATATCTGTCCATCAAATTCCATTTCTTGTAATCCAGATAACGCGTCTCTGCGCATACCTTCATACGTTGCAAGTCCATGATATCTTACAACATTAGCAGGGACAACTAATTCACCTTCACTCATCAATACCATCTGGTCATCTGCTACTTCTTCTTTAGTAGCTCCGGGAGGTGGGTCACCTTCTTCACCTTTACTATACTCTATTTCAGGTGCACCAAGACCAATCATAACAGACATACCTGTAGATTCTTTTGGTTTAGTACCTTCTTTTAATTCTTCATCAATTTTAACAGCACCTTTTTTAAGACCAATAGAATCTTTTAATTTTGCAATGGCTATATCTCTTACATCATTTGATTCAGGTTGGTTTTTAGGTCTACCAACTCCTCTTGGTACATCTACTGTTTCTGGAGGTTTATTGCCTGTAGGGTTAGAGGTTGCTTTAGTCATTGGCATTATACCTTGTTGAGCTTTCATAATGCCCCCCTTTTTTTGAGTTACAGTATAATCATCTGTAGATTTCATTGGGTCTGGTTCTACTATATTGTCAGGTCTTGTTGGAACAGCAGACATGGGTTTTCTTTCTCCTATATCTTCAATTCCTTCCATCATAGCGGCGTCACTATGAGTTTCATCATATTTGCCCTCAACACTTAATCGCAATTTACGGCCATCTAGTGGTTCAACTTCTTCGCCATCTCCCAGTGCCACCGCTGTTGCGAGTGCGGCCTGAATAAATTCTTCTCTATCGGGGTACTTTTCTCGTAGAGACTTTCCAAATAAATTATTATTCCTGTCAATTATACTCTCTAAATCAAGACCGCTTTCTTTTTCTTCATTAATATATTTTTGCCCTTGCTTAGACTCTACTAACCCCCCTAGTAACAAATGTCTAAATGTACTCCTAACATCATCTCCCCAATCTAGATTATTGCCAACTTCCTGTGATACTTCATATGCATCTGTAACAGCATCATCGTCAAACAAAAGAAGGGCCATTGCTCTTTTTCCTGCGGCTGTAGCAAGCATCCTTGCTCTATCAAAGGAAGTATACCCCTTCTCTTTCGCCGCTTGTCTACTTAAATTCCACGGACCCACATATGGCTCAACACCAAGTGCTCTTGCCAATTTACGTGTAGTAAATTCTTCTTGTTCCTCTCCAGTAGTCGTATCTACTGGAATGGTTGGAACAGGTCTACCTGTTGTTTCCGTATCTGTATAATCATCCATTGATGGGGGTCTCATATCTTCAGCCATTTTTGTCCTCCGCAGCTTGTGTGACTTCTTCACGTAATGTTTTAAGTCTTCTAAGTTCTTTAATTGCACCTTGTGCTTGATACCAATCTTTAGGGTCGGTGGCCTGTTCCATAATTAAATGAGCAGCTAATGTTCTTTCCTGCATATATTCCTCTAATGCGTCTAAATGTTTTTTTGTACTTACTAAACTTAATAATTTTTTTGCGACTATAGGGGTCACTGCATTCCTCCAAAATCTGGTGGTGTTTCAGGTGTTTGTCTAGGTACTCCGCTAAATCCTTGTTCTTCTGGCAATGGAGCTGAACCTACACCAATATTACCTGCGCCTCCCCCTGATGGGTCTTGTGGATTAATCCCAGGAATACTCTGTGGTTGTTGTGCCTGCATTCCTGCACCTGCAGCTTTAATTATTTCAGCTTGTAAATATGCTTCTCTGTCATCATTAATTAATTTTTCCGCATCTAAATCCATAGATTTTGCTAATTCTCTAAGCACAACAGGTAGTTTTACAAAAGCCGCTAAAGAAGGATTATTAGATATTTGTAGTAACTGTAATAATCTTTGTGACCTTACTTCGTTTTTCATAAGAGACTCCGTGCCTCTAGATTTTACTTCTAAATCACCTTTTATTGATGAGTCATAGTTAAACTGCATATTAAAAGCATAGAACGCTTCTCCTAATGGTTGAAGTAAATAATCATCTATGTTTTTTACAACACTTTTAATACTTAACTGCGCCGCTCCCATTAACATAGATATACCAGCCGCCGTTCTTCCTGTGCCCTGTACTCCGGTTTGACCATGTGAAAAAGAAGGTATGCCTGTTGCATCATCTGCTATTTGCCTAGCTTTATCAAACATCATCATATTTTCTTGAGATACATTAGGATATTTAGTGCCAAACAAAGCCTGCCCAGGAGCACCCCCTTGTCTTCTAAATACTTTTCCAGGATATAAACTTAAATCCTGCCCAGGAACTAAATTAGTTTCATCTATTTCGAATATAAGATTACCAGACAACACAGCGTTATCAACGGCCATTCTCATAAAACCATTCATCAATTGTTGTGTGTCAGTCATATTTTCTGCTAATCCTACACCAAAAAAACTATAAGGATTTAACTCAAATGGAGAAGCGCAGTAAGGAATACGTTTTGGAGTAAACGGATTAATTACTAAACGTAATATAGTGTTGTGACAAACCCAACAGTTAATTTGTAATGTGTCAACATCATCAAACTCACTAGGTATTTCAAGCCCTGCTTCTTCAGCCATGTCTTTATCAATGTTACCCCAATACTCTAGTATTTCAAAACGGTCAACATTATAAGAGTTTCTATAATCTTCTAAGTCTGTTTCCCACCATTTACGAACATAGTTTGTTCCCATACCAATGCAGTCATCTATAGCGTCTTCTCTAAAATATGGTCGTTTTTTTAATCCGCGTAACTCGGAGTGACTTAATCTATGTCTTTGAATAACGTATTCGCACTCTTCCATGTTCTTAGCATCAGAGTCTGGGTAGAAATTCCAGATGGATACATTTTCTACTTTAGGTACAGTTTTAATAACAGGTGAATAATTACCTTCATCGTCCCAATTTGCGTATTCTTTTTCTAAAGCAAATGGACCTTTTAATATTCCTGTGCCAAACAATGCCATTTCAAAAGCAGTAGACCTAAGATGTTTAGATGCACTAGATTCTTCTAGTTGGTCTAATATAAGTTTTTCCATTTTTTTAGATGCTTCTTGAGCAGGACTTATTGTTTGTGATGTAGATGTTTTACCATATCCAGGTTTTAATTTATCTTCAATAGGTTCTAAATCTTCTTTTAGACTGCCAACATATAAATCTCTCATGGATTGCTGGGTTGCACCAGGAGGTAATTCTTTTCCATCTCCTGCAAAACCATAAGTCTTACTTAATTCATCTAGTAGTTCTTCTGGAGCTTTAGGGTCAAAGTGTACTGCTTCGTCTACGCCTTCAGGCATACGCGTCGGTTCAACGCCGATTGGAAATCTTTGCCCTGCAAAGAGGACATCTGTAATTTGTCCGTATGCTGCAAGGACTTTTGTTTTCGTAATTTTAAGAAATATCTGCGATTTCTCTGTTGATGTAAATTGTGTCTCAGGTCCATACAAGCCCCTATACTGACGATACGCATCTAGCCACCTCTCTTCTTCATCTCGACGACTACTTTCTACGTCTTCAAATTTTTTCTGTACATAACCAGCTAAATAATCAGAGTCGCTATCTGATTCTACCATAAAGCCTTCTACATTATCTTCTTGTTCTGCCATATTTAATATCCAAAAGTTGCGTCAGCTGGAGTCCATTTTGCCGCCTCCGTTGCAGGAGTATAATCAAAAATAGACCTACTAACTGGTCGTGACATTATACCATATCTTAGAGCATCATACAAATGGTCTTCTGCTTTTGTATCAACATCCTCTGGATTTTGTTTACTCAAAGGTAACACAGGAAGTTGAGCTATAAGATTAGTACAGCTGTCAAATATTTCCAAACCTGAACGATTTGTATCTTCATCAATTTTAAGTCGTCTATGCACTTCATTTTTGCCTGCTACTCGACTGCCTTTACTTCGGTCAGAAGGTCTCCATCTACATCCTTCCACAATCATTTGTTCAGCCAAAGATGGGCCAGTATCACCGCGCTTATGCCAAAGGCTAGAATCCAACACACCGTAAGAAAGATTACCATCGTCAATTTCCACTTCCATAACCATATGTGCTAATTCTTTCGCCGTCACTTTAGTAACGTACAATTCTCGATACACGATTAAAGTATCGGTAACTGGGTCTACGGTGAACCAAAGAACACCAGTATGAGAAGAGTAACCATAATCGCACGCTCTAAATTTTCTCCATGAACTAGGTAAATCAAATGATTTTACCACATGTTTGTCTCGCTGAAACTCTGCAAATGCTGCACCTTCTGCAATATCCCAAGAGCCTTCTAATAATTGTTTTCTCTGCACTTCTGGCAAAGAAAGTAACATTGCTTCATAGTCACCAGCTTCTGCTAGATAAGGATTATCTATTAATCTTGCTGGGATGAACTTTCTTTTAAATAACGACTCTCCTGCTTTAGAGTGGCTATCAGGGTATTGTAATACCTTACCCGTCGAGATATCCGTCGCTGCAAATGCGTAATTGGGTATAGAAGGGTCGATAAACATTTTTTTAACCCAGATATGACCAGGACCACCAGGATTAGTCGTAGCTCGCATATAAACAGGTAGACTTGGGTCTGCAGTTCTAAGACGGGAACGTAAATAATCCCAAGCATACGGCGTATTATATTGAGTAAGCTCATCAATCCCAATATAAGTAAATGCTTGACCTTGGTAACGTAATACATCTTTATCCTGCTCTAAGTATGTCATCCAAATTCTAGCACCAGATGGAAACGTCCATTGACTCTTTTTCTCCATCCATTTTGCACCTGGAAAAGCCTTGGGATATATTTCCTGACTTTTATGTATTAATTCTCTTAATTCATCATTTGTACGTCTTAGTATTAATGCATTAAAATTACTGTTAGTACAATACCTTAAAGGGTCAACTATAAGTGCGAAGCTCTTGCCACCACCAGCTGCTCCTCCATATAATACTTCTCGTTCTGGAGCTGCTAAAAACTCTGTTTGTGGGCCTTTATTAGGCTCAAACAAAATAGTTGGGTCTTGTTTTGTTACTGTAGGTTCCTCATAATTAGGGTTTACCTCTTCATAACTAATATCTTCTTCTTTTTTTTCAAGCTTAGCAATCTTTTTTTGTGCGTGCACAAGACTTAACTTAGCTGATTTTAATTTGCGTTCTTCAGACGTTAGCTTGCGTTGTGACGTTACCTTGCGCTTCGGTCTTGGCTTCATAGCGTTTTTGTTTAACATACTTTTGTTTGTCCGCTTTATCTTTTTTTACACGTTTCCACAGTCCCATACCTGTAATTTTTCTACCTGTATACTCTGTTAACCATCGTGCCACTTCTTCATACGAAGAATGTTTTAAATAGGAATAAGCTTCGTCTAATGCTTGTAACTGTTCCTCTACTGGTAATAAAAGATATGGGTCGTAGTCACTAACTTTATATCCCCAAGGAACTTTAGGTCCACTCATTCTGTCGTATCTATTAGTTGGATTCAACTTCTTGGCTATCGTCATTTTTCTTTTCTGGTAATATAAATAATCCAATAGGTTTATCAGAAGATACATTTAATTTTTCTACTTTCGATAGGCCTACTCTATCTAATACTTGTTGTGACGCACTTAATACTTCTCTGTTGCCCATAGCAGTTGGGTCATCAAGAACTCCTACCATTGACATAACAGCTTTTGGTGCATTCGCCGCCATTTCTAATTCTGCACGTTCAATAATTTCAGAACGTAAAGACTGTATAATTACATGTGAGTTTGTGCTCGATGCGTACCCAGCAATTCGCATTGCTTTTGCGTAGTTACCTTTAGCTTCACCAAACAGTGCATTTAAAAATTTTTCTTGTAAATCTGTTAATTCTTTAGGCATTACGTGTTTTCTTTCCTGCAGTTCTAGTTCTGGCAAAGGAACGATTTTTATTTTTACTTTTTACAGATAATCTAGAATTATTCATAGGATTACCCGTTGTATGATGTACATCTTTGCCATCACCTTTCTGTACAAGTCCTCGTTTTGCCATAATGGCCCTAGCTTTATTTCTGCTGGCCCTTCGTTTTATTTGATTTGGTCTGCCTTGGTAGTTATCATATTCTTTACGATAATTTCTTTTAAACGCCATATTATCCAATACCTGTGTAGTATTCCTGTAGTGATACAACTACATGTAATCTATTCGCCGTAGCCGCTTGGAACTTTAATATTTCACTAGCTTTTAATACTAACTCATTTGTATTTGTTAAAAGTTCAGAAGTGCCGTTAGCTGATATAGATTTTGTTTTAAAAAGACTAAAAGTTGCAGGACTAGATTCTGCATCCGTAATAGAAACAGTAATTGTGTCTGCATTCCCGGAATCTTCAGATACTAATATAGAATGTACAATAGCGTAACTTTTAGCAGGCACAGTATAAACTGTTGTCAGCGATGTGCCTGTTAAGTCTGCTTTTGCATTCGTGTATCTAAATTCTGGCATTATTTATTATTTTTCTTTCGGGACATAACTGCGCCCTTTTTTAATAATTTTGCAGCCATATATGAATTAGGCATAGTATTAGCTTGTCGACTTGTCTCGGTATTAGTAGGTAATGCTGTAATGTGAGATTTACCAGTTAAATTACCACTACTAGGGTTACCTATACCTGCTAATCCGCCTATACTCATTCGTCTATGCATTTTTTTCATAAATCAGTTCCTTTTTTTTCTTCTTCTTTAATTTTTTCTGGTACGATTTGGCAAGCAGGTCTAACTTTATAGACTTTAGGGTCTTTTAATAAAAATTTAGTTTTTTCATTTACATCCTTAAAGCACTGTTCTTTTGAAGGCAACAATTCTAAGCCTGTAATTATCTTGCAGGATTCAATATAGGGTGCTGCACACATTAATATTATAGGTAGCCACATTATGCAAGCTCAAAGTGAGGACCATCAATAAATGGTCTTCTGCCCTGACTCCTTCTAAGGTCTATATAGCTATTCATAGCATCTTCCATTGATTCAGTCCATTTACTTATATCGTCTATATGCCATGCTGCCCCCCAACGAATAGGAATTTCATTTTTGCGTGACGCTTCTTTCATTGCATCAGCAATATCATCATACAAATTTAGTTCCCAAGATGCGCGTCCCGATACATACGCCATTAGGTCTACTGCCAATCCATCAAGGTGTTTCGATTTCATAGTCTGCGTTGCGCCCTTGGCTAGAAGGGCTTCCTGCTCTGCCAGCGTTCTTATTCCGCAAATCACACCGAAATCAATACGTGAAATTTTTATAGCGTCTTGGCAAACAGTCCACAATT